GTCCAAGCCCGAAGTTTCGATAGCCACTTAAGCGCTATCAAAAAATCAATTTTTTACTACAGGATACCTTGCGCTTTTTTTAAAAAAGAGCTATAGATTAATCACTATACAATTAATTTAGAGTGCTGACGAGTATAGTCGACGGCCTAGAGACAGCATTCGCAAAACTAGGAGGATTATAAAATGGCAAATACAACGTTTAAGGGAACCGTAAGAGCAGAATCTGGTCTTAAGGTTACCACACAAGCAGCTTCAACTGGTGTCTACACTGATGATTTTTCAGTTGATTCAGCAGGTATTCTAACAAGAAGAATGCCAGCAATTCTTGTAGATTGGGATTACATTTCATGTCCAACTCCAATTGTTTCAACACTTACAGGAGCAGGCGGAGCTGATGGTGTAATGGCAGATGGTGAATTGTTCAGTATGCTTTGGCCAAATACAACTGGTCAAGTTTGTCCAGCACAATGTAGTGTTGTTGCTGCACATACAGTCGCTGCAAGTGGCTTTATGGTAGAAGGTACAATTCCAGCAACAGATACAAGCGGTACAGTAGCAGGTTTAAATCTTCAAGGTGATGCTGCATCTGCAGACAACACAGGTCTTGAAATTGTATTCGGTGGTACACAATTTGGTGGATATGGTGCATGTACAATTGGTACTCATGCACTGACTTTTGATGCAACATTCAACAGTGTTGACTGGTCGGATCAAGATGCAGTTACAATTGGGTTTAGAAAAGTAGAAGAATTTGAAATCGGTCATGGAGCAATATTGGCCGCAGCTTCAGGTGATGCTCTTTACACTGACTTTGTAGCATTTGGGTGTCAATCAGCCGATGATGTTCAAATTGCAAGTAGACTTAATGATGGTACAAGTTCATATACTGATTCAACTGAGGCAACAGCAGCAAATAACAATCACAGATTTAAAATTGCTGTGACTTCAGGAGGTGTGGTAACATATTCTCACATTGGGGCTGCAGTTATGGATGCGGGTACATTAGCTGCTCCATCAACAACAGAAGCATTTACTTTTGATGACGGTGATACAGTAGTACCTTACCTTATCATTCAAAGTGTGAATCAAAATTCTGCAATACACTTGAAGAGTATTAAAATAACTCGTGCACCAGGAAGTAAGTTCACAGACTAATAAATAAAGACTTAAATTAGAGCAGGGGCTTCGGCCCCTTCTCTCTAACAGGAGGAAAAATGGCAGACGCAGTAACAAGTCAAACAATAATCGATACAGAAAAAAGAGTTGTAATGAAATTTACAAATCTTTCTGATGGTAATGGTGAATCAGCAGTAAAAAAAGTAGACGTTTCAGCTTTAACAGCTCATCCAGATGGTACCGCTTGTTCAAATATTACAATTGATCAAATTTGGTATGACATTGGTGGAATGAGACTCGCTATTTATTTCGCTGCAAGCACTAATGCATTAGCATTAACCATAGGCGGAAGTGCAGCAGCAGGTAATGTTCAAGGTCATATGGACTTTAGATCATTTGGTGGTATTAAAAATAATGCTAGTTCACCTGATGGTGATCTTGACTTTACAACTAGTGGACATACTAATCTAGATCACTATACAGTTATTCTAGAAATGCGAAAACAATACTAGGAGGTAGCAAATGGCTAATACTACTTCTGGAACAGTAACGTTCGACAAGACATTTGCTGTTGATGAAATTATAGCAGAAGCGTACGAACGTATAGGTTCTCAAGTAACTTCTGGATATCAATTAAAAACAGCAAGGCGTTCTTTAAATGTAATGTTTCAAGAATGGGGCAATAGAGGTTTGCACTACTGGGAAGTAGGCGATACCAATATTGATCTAGTTGAAGGTCAAGCTGAATATATTTTCTATAGAGCTACGGGCGACGGTACTTCTGCAACTACAGCCGGAGGAACAACAGGAACATCTACTTATGGTTTAGCTGATGTTTTAGAAGCCACACTTAGATCTGATAAAGGAGATACGGATCAAGCGGATTCTGCGCTTACAAAAACAGATCGATCAACCTATTCTGGACTAGCTAATAAATTATCAAAAGGAACTCCTACAAGGTATTTTGTTCAAAGACTTATTGATAAAACAACAATCAATTTTTATCCAACACCCGATTCCTCTAATGCATCAAAAGATGTTCATATTTTCTTTGTAAAAAGAGTTCAAGATGCTGATGCAACTTATACCGATGCAACCGATGTGCCTTATCGTTTTGTGCCTTGTATGGCATCTGGATTGTCTTTTTATCTGGCACAGAAATACGCACCACAAAGAGTGCAAGAATTAAAATTATTATATGAAGACGAATTAAAAAGGGCTTTGGCAGAAGATGGATCTTCTACAAGCACTTATATAACTCCGGAGTCTTACTACCCGAGTGGATAATTATGGCATTTGCAAGAGGAAAATACGCTAAAGCGATCTCAGACCGAAGTGGAATGGAATTTCCCTATAATGAAATGGTTAGGGAATGGAATGGTTCTTTTGTTCATAAATCTGAATACGAATCAAGACATCCGCAAGATCAGCCAAGAGCTTATGGTACAGAAGGACATGGTTTAAGAAATGCAAGACCGGCAAGAACTGAAAAAACAGTTGTTGGAATACTAGGACCGAATCCTTTTGAAACTATTTCAGCAGGATCCGGTATTATAAATGTTTTTGAAAAAAGTCATGGACGATCCACAAGTGACACAGTACGATTTAGAGGTCCTATATGGACAAGTTCAGATGCAGATGCTTATCAAAATCCAGTTGGATTTGATGGAATATCTGGATCAAATCTAGCTTATTCCTCTGGCTACTCAATTACAGTCGGGAAGCGAGATTCAAGCGGCGATATTACAAATACAAACGACTACTACCACTTTACTGTTAATACAAACACTGCTACAAGTGGAGGAGTATCAGGAGGGGGAGAGAATTGTTCGGCTGGTCCAGCAACTCTAACGGCATAATATGGCAGGATTTACTTATTCAACACTGACAACAGCGATTCAGAATTATACCGAAGTTGGTACTTCTGTTTTATCTAGTACTATAACCGATCAATTTATAGATAATTCAGAACTTAGAATTCAAAGAGATGTTCCAATTGATGCAGATCGAAAAGAAATGATAGGGAATTTAACGTCTTCAAAAGATAATGTTCATGCTCCAGCTGGAACTTTATTTGTTAGAGGAATACAGGTTTATACTTCAACGACTGCTGCAACTGGAGCTAATAGCTGGCTAGAAAAGAAAGATATTAGTTTTTTAAGAGAATATGATGCAGCTGAAACAACTACTGGCACACCAAAATATTATGCTATGTCAGGTGGAGCGGAAGGAACTGGTGCAACTTCTTCAGGAAGAATTACAATTGTTCCAACACCTTCTTCAGCTTTTATGTACAAAATTCATTATAATGCTAGACCAACAGGATTGAGTTCAGCAAATACGACAACTTTTTTAAGTCTTAATTTTGGCAATGGACTTTTATATGCATGTCTAGTGGAAGCATTTAGTTATTTAAAAGGTCCAATGGATATGCTACAATTATACGAACAAAAATATCAAACCGAAGTACAGAAATTCGGTGGAGAACAATTAGGTAGAAGAAGAAGAGACGACTATACGGACGGTGAACCACGTATACCCGTTCCTTCTCCGACACCGTAAGGATTAAATTATGGCAACACTAACAACAACTATCAAAGAAGCAATCACTCTCAACAACATAGATTATGGATCGGAAAGATCTTTGGATATTTCCAGCGTTAATGAAGTTGTAAAAAGAGTGGTAACCGCATCAACAACAGAATGTGGATTAATAGGATTTTTATCAGCATTAAGTAGCGTTGGTGTAACAGCTAATAAAGTTGGTTATATTGCAGGAATGTTTGATGATGGTGATGTTAGATATATTAGAATTACAAATTTAGATTCATCAAATCATATTATGTTAACTTTTAGAGATGAAGATAACACAGAATTTAGAATGAAAGTAGATGCAGGCCACTCGTTTGGTGATGCCGCTGATAATAGTGGTGGTGCGTTGACGCCAGATGGAGCATTGAAAAGTAACCAGCATTGGACTCAAACCTATCTACCGGCTAGTTTGAAAAGATCGCCTGGTGGGAGCTTGGCTGATGTTCGTGTAGTACCGAATCCATACCACGTAGGTGCAACAACAGATATACGCTTTTCAGATAGGGATAAACTAGCTTTTCTAGATGTACCTGGAAATTGTACCATTAAGATATATACCCAATTGGGTGAATTAGTAGAAACAATTACACATACTGATGGTAGTGGTGATGAATATTGGGATCAAACTACTTCATCCAGGCAGGTAGTTGCCAGTGGTCTGTATATAGCTCATATTACAGATGATGCTACTGGCGATACCGCAGAACGAAAATTTGTTATCATTCGTTAATCAAGGAGATTACAACCAAAAGGGATAGATTATGAAAAAACTACATACATTTAATATAATACCTGTTCTTATCCTGACTCTTTTGTGCTCGTTTGCTATTGCACAAGATGATGATGATGGGGGTCTTGGTACAGATAAATTGGCCCAGACCGGAATGAAATTTTTAAGTTTCTCTCCCGATGCAAGAGCAGCTTCACTTGGTGATGCTGTTACTGCTAAAACAGGCGGCTCATCATCCTTGTTTTACAATCCAG